TTTAATCTTTGGTTGTCCAAAAGGATTGTCAGGTAATTCTACCCACGGTTGGTTAACAATGATTAATGTGTTTGTATAAGGTTTATCTGTTCTTCTTGAACCTGAAATACGTTGATTGATACCCATTCCAATTTTGTCAGCTAAAACTGATGCATTGTGTTGTTTACCACCTTTACCATCGTAAGTCATTTTACAAGGAACCGAACCTACTGAATCCCAAAGGATTAATAAATCGTGAGGTATATCTCCCTTTTCTTGAGCATCTAATAATTCATTGATATACTCAGTAATTTGTTCAATATACTCAAAATCACTATTGAAAAGATAATCTCCGTTCTTATCAAATCCCATTAACTCCGCATGATCCCAACTCCATTTTTGCTCTGTGATAACAAATACAGGAATAACTCCTTTCTTTTGTGCATCTACCGCTGACTTTACAAGTGCGGTTGTTTTACCCGTATCACTATGTCCTAATAACATATTGATGTGTCCCATCGCGGGACCTGGAAGACCCGTTGCATCCAAGAAGGCATCACCTAAATCGAAGAAACGGTCAGCCTTGTATTCAGCTTCTTTCGAGAATTTCTTCTTGATTGCTGAAAAATCTGTTTTTTTAATACCTGCCATTGTTTTGTGTTTAAAAATGGGGTGGATGTTTCACCACCCCGTGAAATAATTAGAATGGTAATTCTGAATCTACATCCTCATCTTCTTGTGGGTCAACCACAGGAGTTGATGGGGTTTTCGGTGTTGAAATTACTTCTTCCGATGTTGAATTGGATGCCCATTTGTTGCTGTTTGAATCCCAACGTGGAACCTCACCTTTAGCGACCATTTCTAAGTAATCCTCAGGTTTTTTAGAATAAACATCTGACCAAGTTAATTCGTTATCTACCCAAGTTTTTGCGACGTTTGCGTCTGTGTGTAACTGACCCGCGTCTTCAGGAATAACTGAATTGATGGTTGTGTATTCTTTACCTGTACCTGCCTTAGTTAAAGCTAAAGACAAGATTAAATCACGACCATTTTCAATATTGGTGATATCACCTTTGTTACGGAAAATTGGGAAGATTTTATCTAAAATACCATCACCTTTGTGATTGTGTTTAAATCTCCAAAATTTAGGTCCGTCTTGTTCGTTATCGCGATCGACAACTTTAACAATGTAGAACTTACGAGAACGATAATTACGAGCTAATTCTTTATCAGAATCAACACCGGTCATCATCAAACCCTCATAAACTTCATGTAATGGGGAACGTTTTCCCTCTTGTTTTGGGTCAAATAGTTTAACCCATTTTCCATCGACTTGAACTTCGTGGAAGTAAACCTCAACAAATGGTGATGAACCATCTTTTGTTGGTAGAATACGAATACGTCTTTCTTCTCCCTTAGAACCCTTAGGTAATACTGTAGTGAAATAACGTTTCAATCTGTCCTCTGAGGACATTTTGTTTGCGGTGCCACTTGTGGCGTTTTTGCTTTTCTCGTACTGAGCGAGTACTGCATCAAATGTTGACATGTTGTTAAATTTTAATTATTTAAATTGTTATAGTAAAATATACATAAAAAAACCCAGACTTGGAAATCTGGGTTAAATTATTTTTAAAGTTTTTTTTTAAAGGGTGAATTACCAAGAAATCACATATTTTGGGTAGGTTCCCATAGTATCGTAAAATGTGTCTATGGTAAAACCATAAGATCTCAATGTGGTAACCATTGCGGAATTTACTCTCGCCCCATCTACCGTTACAGAGTATAAACCTTGAGCAGTTGCTCCAGTTACTAAACTATCTACGTAAGATAATGAACTTGTTGCTGTGTTTGATGCAGTTCTTGCTGCTGAACCTGATATCATTTATTTATGTTTTTTTAATTTATTATTATTCTAATGTTAAAAGATAAGATAATTTGTTAAATAAACCTAACATTTCATCTCTAATGTTTAAAATATCGGTGTCCGTTGGTTCAAATTGTTCGGTGTATTGGATAAGAGCATTTTTTACAGTATTAACCATTTCCTCAGGTTTTAACTCTGATAAATTAACTAATGTTATTGTATTTGTCTCATCATCTAACTTAAAACGACCATATTTTCCCATCGCAGCCTCAACGAAAGTATCCGTTAAATCACTCAAAGTATCATATGTGTTACCAAAAGCCTGATGTCTTGAATAACCTTTAGTTTGCCAATGCATTACTTTCAACTGAGCACTTAAACCTAATAAAAAATTTATATTAGAATTTATATTCATCTTCCTCTTCGCTTGGGTTAAATGATGTTTTTATATTTTCAACTGGATAATTTTCAACCTCGTCTTTGGTTAAAATGTATTCATTCTTACCACTTGCTCTCATCTCACCTTGTTTGTGTGCAAAGAATTCTTGTGGTTTCTCGTTAAATGGATATGAATCTAAAGAACGCATTTCAAGTCTTTCAACTTCAGTTTTTGGTTTGTTAGCCTCAACGGTTGCTCCCAATTGGTCAATCTTAGTCATTACTTGATCCATTTGAGCTAATTTTTGTTCTAAATCAGTTAGCTTGGTGAACACATCATCCATCTTAGTTATCACTTCGTTGTTTGAACCCGTACTATCTTCTTGGTCTTTCTTAACACTTTTAACCATGTTAACCAAATCAGTAATATCCACTTCTTCTGTATTGTCCATTTCAGGGGCGGGTGCCGCGTCCATTGGTGCTGCATCAGCGGTAGGTAATGCGTTTGGATCTGATGCCATATCTGCAGGTGCTCCTAAAGCTGGATCCAAAGCTGGATCGGCAGGAGGTGCGTCTTGTTCCATTATCATCGTCTTACCATATTTGTTTATGGCTTTATAACGATTTAATTCTTCTTGTAGTTTTTTCTCTAACATGGCTTAATCTTGTAATAATTGTCTACCGTCGTTTGTAACGTATTTTTTATTTATTCTTTCAACAATTCCGTCTTTTTCTCTGATTGTGTAACATTCTCCAGTTACTAAATCACACTCTTCTCTTTCCATACCATCATTTGATGTTCTTTTAGTCTGTTTAGGACTTAAGAACTGATCCATGGTGTCGTTTAATTTATTATTTTCCATAATTTTCTGTTATATGTATAAATATCCCAAATTTGTTAATATTCTTAAATGATTTCAAAATATACAACATCTCCATCTTGTACTTTTAAATCTTTCATTAATTGTTTAGATAGTGCCAATCCAGATTTAACTAAAGTTGGTCCTGCATTAATTGGTCCTGTTATGTTATTAACGTTAATTTCTCCTGAACCTACTGGTGGTACGGTTATTGGTGTTTTCACATCTTTTGGGTTATAAAACTTAGTGGTTCCTTTAATAATTAAATTTGGTTTAGCTACATCAAAATCAAATTTTGTAGAATAGAAGTATCTTGTTGAACTTGATAAATCTTTCCAAGTAATTGGGTTGGGTTCTATTGTATGTTCCGTTTGTCTTGAAATGATATTCATAGATATTGTTTCTTTTATCTCATAATTTGGTCCACCCATAGTAATAACTTGAGCCCTTAAATAATCTTTTCCATTGAAACTAACTTTTTGGATGTACTTTTCTTCGTTATATCCATTATATGGTACACCATATTGTGTAACTCCTTGTTCTAATAATATTTTTTCTCCGTTAATGGCTTGATTACTATCTCCCATATCTGATAAGAATGTTTTACCATCACTTGTTGTGTGTGTTTGTTCATTCTTTGTTGACCCTGTTGTTGTAGAATTTTCTTGTTCTTTAGTTTTAGCAATTGCCGTTCTAGTTATCTTATCGAATAAAACTCTATAACTTGATAGGAATGAATCCTTAGGGTCAGGTAATGACGCGTAAGGAATTCTTGTACCTTTAAATGTGGTTATTATATTATTATTCCTAATACTATGTGAAACTTCAGTTATCCAATATGACCCCCTAAACATAGGTACATTTTTTAAATAAAAATACATTGTTGGTTGAATCATGACATTACCCATACATGTTACGTCACAAGTATATGATGCCTGTCTGTATATGTCAAATAAACTTATGTCTATTTGATTTGCGGCAGCACCACTTTCAGAACGACCTAAATTTTCAATAACATTAAATGATTCTGTAGTGTTCCTTATTGACGATTGGTCAAGTTGTACACTCTTAAAAATACCTTGGTTTTGGTCGCCAACACTTACTTCAAACGCAACCACTTTATTAGATTTTGCATAATCCCCTTGACTAAACACCTGTGGTGTTGTTATAACTAATGGACTACCTACTCCACTAAATAAGTTACCACTATCGTTTTTAAATTTATATTTTTCGTTAATGTCCGCCAACTCTAAATGTTTAGATGTTGGTCCCGTATATTGAATAAGAATTTTAGGTGAGGAATCTTGATAGTCCACATCTAAAAATGTTCCAAATAAATTTTCAGCAATTTTCTTAGATGGTGTTATTCTAGATTTAGTTGAGTTGTTTGTTCCGTAGAAATTAACGTATGCTGGTAATCCCCTCATATCAAATCCCGTTCCTTGTATTAACATTGATATTACACTATAAAGATTCGCCTTACTATTTTTCGTATCTTCTAATGGTAATAATTTTTCAAGTGAAAGGTACGCTTGGTCTCCTATGTCTTTATTTGCTTTATCTAAGAATAAAAATTCTTCCATTAAAGTCCTTTGTCCTAATGAATTTCCTGCAACCCATTTATCATTAAACGATTTAAAGTAATTATATAATTCTAATTTTAATGGAATGTCATTATATCCATTTACAATCGTAACCTCATTTTTACTATCTTTAACTGTTAAAGTTGATAACTTAGGTAATAGTTGTGTAAAATATTGTCCAAGTCTTAATTCAGGTCCTCTCAATATTTTTGTTTTTATATAATCTTGGAAATCAGCTTTTGTTGGGGTGTATAATAATCCTTCACTTTCGACCCACCCAGCAAATATTAAAATCAATGGTCTAAATGTTAATACATTTTCTTCACTTAATTCTATATTATTAGTTACGAAGAAATTTTTATAACAATCTGTTGATGGTTCTATCCCCACATATAAATCAATAAACATTTTATTAGAACTATATTGTGATGAGTTATACTCATTATAGGAAAACCTATTTACGTCATCTATTTGTGCAAAACCATTCCATACATTTGGTACAATTTCTTTTGGATTACCAATCGTTACTTTTAATAAATTATCAGTTCCCAATATTTGTTGGGTGATTGATTCTAATTTTTTTAATTGTTTTTCTTTTAATGTTGTTATAATTGCATTAACATCTGTGTTGTCATTATTGTCGTCTTTATCTATGGTAACTAAAGCCTTTAATAAATCTTGAAATTTATCATATTTTACAGAATGACTTTCAATTATTTTAGTTTCACCACTAACAATTCCTGTTACGTTATAGTCTGAAAATACTTTATATGGTATTTCTTCTTCTAATTTTTCTGTTGCAAAATCTAAAAAATATTCTTCAAATTTATCTAAAATTTGAGGACTAAATGTTGCAATTAAATCATATATCTTTCTTTTTTCAGATGTTACTAATGAATACTTTGCGTCTTCATCTTTATTTAAATCGGTGAAAAATGAACCAGAATAATCAACCATATCAAAAAATAACGTTCCAGAATCATATGATTTATTATATTCATCATAATCAAAGAATTCTTTACCTTCATAGTAATCTGTTATTGATTCGTTATCATAACACCATAAAACTTTAAAATTTTTCTGTTCATTACCACTAGCAGTAAGTCCATTAGTGAAACCATTCTTAGAACCCCCAACTGAAGGTAGTAATGTAAAATATTTATCTGAAGATACTATTTTTGAGTTGTCAATAAAACTTGTGAAATACAAACCATTATCACCAACAGGTTCTTGTACTACGTTGATGGTCTTATTAGTAAATGCGGTATCAAATGATATGGTGTCACCAGTTGAAAATAAGAAATGTGAATACCCATTTACAATTTGATGGAATACAGAATCATATAATGGATGTAAACCGATTACATTTTGTGATGTATAATTTACGTTTTGTCCAATATTAAATGTTAAATTGTTACCATCATCAAAGAATGTTTTTCCACTAATTGCTGTTGTGGTTGTTCCACTTAAAAATCCAGATAATATATCTTTATTTTCTAATATTTTCTTTTTATATCTATGATAAATTGACCCCCATTTGATTATTAAATGATAGGGTACATAATGTGATGCACTTATCTCTCTAAAAACCGTAGATAACCTTGTTTTACCAAAGAATTCATCTTCTAAATCAATAAATGGTAATGAGTTCAATAAAAGATATGCAGAACCAGCATACTTTCCGTATGATTGATTACCGAAATCGGATTCTAATTGTTTATGAAAATATGGTGTGTTTAAAATACTCGCGGAACTACTTGGTCCAATTTTTATTTTTTCATCGAATAGGTTAGAGTATTTATCTGTCCAATATGTTGATAGTGCTGGTGCGGATATTAATCCTTCTTTGGTGTTAACTTGGAATATTTGTTTTAAATTTAAATCCGCTAAACTAAATGATTCTTCACCCAAATAGTTTAAATAGCTATCCGAATTAAATGGATATATGTTTAATCTATAAGTTTCAGACTCATATGTGAAATCATTTAAATTTTCTTTTAATTTATTAAAAACACCAGTATCTTCAAAATTCTTATTACCACTATAACTTGTTTCAATTGAGAACGGAGTATTTTCAATTGTTTTTAAATAAGGTGTTGTTGGTAACTTATCTTCAAAATAGGGATACCTATCAAATGGTGAAAACGATAATAAATTTTCTGTTAGTGTTGTAATGTTTGTCATTGTTTTTAACATTCCAACAACATCAGGGTCTTCACCAAACATTTTTTGTATATTATCAAATTCTCTATCCGCCAATTCATTAATTGTGTTTAATGAGAAATCATCGGATAATGTTGCATATCTACCTCTCTCATGTATTTCATATATGATAGAAGATATTGACTTGTTAATATATGGTGTACCAATTGCTAATTGAAACAATGTCGCTATTTTGTGTAAATCACCATCTGTATTTGAATTATCAAATACGAAATCAATTTTACTTGCAGAACCTTCGTTACCTGTTAATGAGTCTTGTCTTTTTGTACCCACAGCTTGATAGTTTTCTAAAAAATCAATTTCAGGCCAAAGAAACTTATCGTATGACCTTAATTTTTGTTGTAACTCCGGATCTCCAGGATATGCAATTACTTTTTGTTTGTTTGAACTTTGTTTCTTTACTTCAGGCCAAGGATAAATTGAATCATTACCTTTTGACTCATCACTAAACCCTTTTAATATTTGTCTTCTTATTGTGGAAACCTCAAATGATTTACTATGTACTTCTTTTAGTAATCTAATATAAACTTCGGCATTTGCTAAAATTACCGCAAATATATTACGTATTGTTGGGTCAAATCCAATTCCTTTATCTTTATCTTTAACGATTTCATTCATTTTTCTTTCAACAAGGTCTTGTAATTTATTTCTTTGTTGAACGAATAATTGTTGCATATCATAGATGTCTTTTAAAACACCTTGAATAGAGACCACATAACCGCTAGCTATTAATTTTACGTAAGAGTCAATCGGTTTTATTTTGCTTGAATAACTAAATGTTTCTTTCTTAAAATCATTTGCAGATTGTTTTAAAAAAGTTTCTGTAAATATTTTAGTCTGTTTTAAATCTAAAGGATAATTTGTTATAATACTTTCTAATGTACCATTAACAGTACTTCCCTTTATTTTTATATCTGTTATAGTTCTGTCCACCATTCTATTATAAATGGCACCATCCACTTCTACAGTTTCAGCACTTACATGTCTTTTACTCCAATTTTTAACTGCCGATTCGAATTCTGTTAATTTTTTTTCAAAATCTTTAACACCGACGAATAGTTTCATATCAACCAATCCACCGAATATTTCTTTTTCTAATATTTTATCTAAACTTCTAGCAATAACGATTACTTCTCTTAGCGTTTTTGTTGGGAAGTTCTTATCAATTAAACCTTTTTGTTTATATTCATCATAAACAGATTTTAACATTACGTAACCTTTTGAAGATTTTTTAATCTGTTTTTCTTTTGTTCCTTTTTTCTCGTTGAATTTTGCAGGTAAATCGGGGTCCGATTCAACCATATACATGTATGGTGCATTTAATATACCATCAAGTGGTATGTCATTTAAAAACGCATAAGTTGACCCAACAAATGTTGTAGCGATTTCAAAATTACCATTTGATTCGTTATATTTTGAACTGAACTTAGTTAAATGTAATCTGTATTTAATTGCTTTACCATAATATCCTTTTATTGTTAAATAAAAGATCGGCCAAGGTAAATGAAAGAATGCACCATATGGTGAATTTTGGGGTGATTCAAACAGAGTTTTACCTCTAACGTCAATAAAGTTAATGTTAACTTGTGGTATAAAGTTAGCACCCTTAATATTAATGTTAATACTGTCAATACCAAAAGATTGTGCGGTTGAGTCATTTTGGTAGTTATATTTATTTCCGTCATTGTCTACACCATCTTTTACATTTACAAACTCTTCTGTCCACGCGGTATCAAAATTTTTACCATTTTTTCCTTTATTTTGTGTAAAACTTAAGGTTCCTTTAGCTATGGATGATAATGTTCCCTTCGAGGTACTATCGCCAGACGCTGTTAATACGCTTCGTGGTATTAAATCTGCCTCAAGATTGACAAACATTACTAAATTTTCTTGTTTTATTCCTCTTGGTTCTACTTGGTCACCATTTTGTACACTATTGGGGTCAACAAAAACTAAGTTATTAACATCAACTTTTACTAAAATATTTTCACTCTGACTAATTTTGTTATTCCCCATAATATAAGTTATACAATTCTACACCACTTTTATAATCTTGTAAAGAGTCGATTAGCGGATATGGTATCCTTATATAATAATTGTTAGGTATTTCAAATTCTATACTACCTGCGGCGGGGTTTGCTAATAAAATCAACCAACCATATAATGGTGAATTGTAATATTCTTGTGATAGTTTATCTAATCTATCTTTACCTTTTTTATATTGTTGGTACTTGTCTGTTCCTTTTATTGGTATTTCGATTCCCGGAACAATTCTAAATTCCCCATCATTTATATAAAATTGGTACCTATTAAAATATTCTCTACTCATGATTATATTAATTTAAAAGTTTCTGTACCAAATTTAACTTGTTCAGTATTGTGAAGGTCCATTAAACTTTGTTTTATTTCATCAAGAACAATGTAATCTGTTACATTCACATCATATTCTATCTTACTACCTCCCTTTTTAATTGGGAATTTACCCATTCTAAATTTCTTTTCTTTTGGGGTCTCTATTAATTTGTCCACAATTTCACCAATTTTATCTGATGTTTCTTTTGTTGAAATTTCTTCATAAAGTTTAGTTATTGTCTCTCTCTTTCCTTGTAATAATATTGAAATTAGTTCTACAAAAATATTGTCGTTTAATACACCAGTAGCAAAATCAAAACTTATATCTAAATCTTCATTAAACTCATCATGTTTGTTTTTAAAATAATCAACAATATTTGAATATTGGTTATATAAGGCCAAGCCGGTAAAACCTGATAATGTTGTTGAGATAAATTGTACTCCATCAACTTTTCCATCAAATTCATTTTTAACTAAAAAATTAGCTTTTTCAAATAATTTAATTACTTTATTTCTAGAATCTTCTAACTTCTTTAATGATGAACTTTCAGCAATTACACCTATAGTTTCATCAACAATTGATTCTAAGGTTTTTCTTAAATTTTCGTTAGACCAATCCATTCCTTCACTTGTTACTGCTTTATTAAAACCCAATAAGGTGGTTACGTCATTGTTATTAATATAACTATTTAAATCTGTTTTAAGTTTTGTACTATAAAAGTTTACATTGGCATCTTTATTAGATGCACCAAGTAAAGGTAATATATCTGTTGTTGTTGTACTTGTGTTAATTGTTAATCCAGTTACAGTTTTGTATCTATTGTGAAAAAATATACTTGATACTTTTTTACCATATTTTTTAACAACTTCGTTATATGATGATTTGTATAAATTAATATACGAATCCGTACTGTTAAAAATTGTATCAATAAAACTAGTATAATCTATTTTAATATAATCAAGACCAGAATTAAGAATTCCTGTTCCAATGTATAATCCTTGACTAACTTTTGGTTTATTATCTTTTTCTCCTTCTAATTGATATTCGGGTTTCTTTTGTAATTGAGTAATAAATTCTTTAGTGAATAATTCTGAATCTTTACCATCTATTAAAGTTGCTGTTGATTGTGATCTCTCATCATAAATTTCTGTATTTGCAAAAAAGTTAGATGATAAAGCATTTTGCAATCTTTCAACCGGTCTTTCTAATCCTTGTCCACCTATGAAACTAACTTGTAACGTTATATTAGCAATCATTGGTTGTACACCAATTCCCTCAGGGTTTAAATCCCAAGTAGAATCATCGTATGTTATATTTACATCTCTTATTGCAATTTTAGAATGATAAAAATCACCAATTCTTATAACACATATTGGTGGTGGACCAAAAGAAGTATTTCGTGCATTTAAATCATTAACATCAGCAATTCCTTTTATTGGTATTGTATTTCCAGGTCTTACACATTGTAATAAGAATGTTAATCTTGAGTTTAAACCTTCAGGTGTTGTTGAGTGAAAGGCTGGATGAAAATATTTTAATTTTTCCTTTAACGATGTAAACGCTAACGGTGAATCTTCCTCCAATTTTTTAAAGTAATAACATTCAGATAGTGTTTTAGTAATTATTCTTTTCATTACATCAATAGGTGGCTTTGGTGTATATGTTTTTTCTGGTTCACCTGGCTCCTTTGTAATTTTTGGTATTTTAATTTTTAGTGTTGATGGTGGTTTTTGTACACTAAGTGTTTTAGCAGAAAACTTAACACTTGATTGTCTACAATAAAATGCGTTTGGTGTCGTTATTTTTAAACCATATTGTGTTTGGATAACGGTCTTACAATCTAATCTACCATCTGGATCAACATTCGTTAATCCTTTAGCGTTTTCACCTTCAGTAGAAAAGTTTATAATTAACTTACCCACATTACCTTTATATCCTAACTTTTCAAAAGTAAATGTTAATTTTTGGTCATTTAAACCATCTTTAGCATTCTTTTTAACTTCCTGCTCTGATGGCCAGTTAAAGTCGGGTATTTTATCTACATCTCCTTTTAATTTAGTAAGAATGTCCAATACTAAAGAATGTGCTCTTCTCATTCCTAATAGAAAATTGTAATCATCATTTGCAACTTCGGATGCACTTGATAGTATTTTAAATTCAGCAAGTTCAATAGTGTTTCCACTTATTGCTTTTTTAAGGTCAGCAATCTTTGTATTAAATTCCGTATAATTTGTATTTAATTTTTCAAATCCTGTGTTTAACTTATCCAATTGTAAACTAATTGCTTTAGGAAAATCTGTTATTTTTGATTTTTCTAATTTAAAAATTGTCTTTATGTCTTGAATTGCGTCTCCACTTGTGTCTCCACTTAATCTTGTAAAATCAGCTAAAGCATCTGCGTTTAGTGAAGATTTTTGTGCATAATATTTAGGTTGTATTGTACTATATATTTCTCCCTTCGTGGTATTATTAACATCTTTAACCGGAATATCATTTGGAAAAAATAAAGCCAATGAAAAAGGTTCGGGTGACTTTGTTGGTGTTTCACCTGTATCTGGTTTAACTTCCTCAACCTCTTCTGATGAATATTTATATTTCATAATGGTGGACATTTCTTTTCCAGCATTAAGATATTCATTAATTCTTTTTATGTCATCCGTATCTAAGTTAGTATATTTTCTTACCAAATCATAAAAGTCAATTTCCTCACATCCCGCGAAGAATGCGTTAATATAGTTATCAGCCTCTTCATCTGACATACCTGTGAAATGTTCTCTTACCAATAGATTTAAAATACTTGGATGGTCAACAACAACCTTAAATGATATTGTACCACTTCTTGATGTATTTTGATAAGTATATATTGGTTCTGGTCTACCTAAAAAACTATTCTCTTCCCATTTAGCACTATTTTGTTCTGATACTTTTAAATCATATGGTGGAAACCACATTACTCTACCTCCATTTGAACCTCTTTCGCAAATTGGTAAATCTTGTACGGTGAATCCTTTTTGTGTGGATGATTTCCAAGCCAAGTTTTCAATTGAAAACATATATTTTTTTGCCTGTCCATCTTTTATATTTGTTGAATTTTCAAATGATTTTCTACCATTCGACATTGGTGCGTAGTTTAAGTTCCATACTCTACTACCACCACCCATTACACTTCCATCAAACTTTCTTACCATGTTTGTTCTTTTCATGGTATCTGTGTAATTAAAGTATGGTCTATCTTTTGTCCATACTCTACAATATTCAACACCACTTTCTTCACCAGAAAATTTATTTGTGTATTTTACCGCAGAACCTCTTGACATCATTACCTCACCATCTTTAAAAACTCTACTGGTTTGGTCAATTACGTTTGCTACGTGAGAACGCATCTCAGAACCATTAGTTGGTAATGTATTTAATATTTGTTGTGTTTTTCCTAAAATTGAATCTTCTCTAAAAAAATATTTTGTTGATAGACTATCCTGTAAATTAGTTTGTTCTCTACCGCTATATTCCTTGTTATGTTCTCCTAATTTATTTTTAGAATTTTTACTATACCAAGCTAGTTTACCTCCAATTTGTCCTCCCTCAGTTACATTTTTACTTTTATGAAATAACTGAGCAGAAATTTCATCGAACATTAATGAAAGATAATAAGGACTTCTTACTTGATTGTCATTAAAATCTCCCATTGCAAATCTTACATCGTTTGCTCTATCGTCACCGATATAAGCTTGTCCTGCAGGTGCTTCGACACCTAATATATTTCTAACACCCTGTGCTGCTCTATCAACAAAACTAAATAACTTTGATGATTGTTGAGACCTCGCACTTGTTGTATAGTTTGGTGCATATTTATTAAATGTTAATGAATCAAACAAAGCCTGTTTAGGTCCTTGTCCCATGTATTGTATTAATAAATCTGAAGGTTTTCTTGATAACCTTGGTCTTCTTTCAATTCCAATTAATGAACCCAACACTCCTGTAACATCTTGTACTATTTTACCAAATTCAGTTTTTGCTTCGGGTCTGTAGTTAACAGGATCTCTTGGGTTAGATAAATAATCACCAGGTATTTCACTAAATGGTAATTGTGTTCCTGAAACTGTTTGTAAAAAATCAATTCCCTTACCAATAAGAGTACTTGCAACAGTAATCTTATTATTCATTTCAACCAATGGTTCTCTACCTGTTAATATGTTTAACGCGGTTGCTGTGTTACCATTTAAAGCGTCTAACAATCTTATCTTACCATTAATTGCTCTATCGGTATTATAAGCTATCCTTGTTAATACAGGACCTCCCTTATCTTCTCTTATGTATTTTGCTGCAAATTTAAATAATTCAGATTCAGTATCGTACTTTTTTGTTGCCATGATACTAATTAAATTATGTTTCTCCGCAGTAAAATACGGAGACCCACCATTAAAATATAATGATAAGTTACGTGTTCTTGGTAACGTATCAATATTTTCTTTTATAAAAAATTTAGTTGGTTTGTACGTGTTTGAATTAGAAATTTTAATTAAATCATCTTTTCTATTTTTATCAACAGCACCTGGGTCAACATTTGATAGATTGCTTAATTTTTGATAATCATAGTTATCTTTAGTAAACGTTTGTGGACCATTTGGTTTGATTAACGTTTTTGCTATGATAGAATTCCTAAATTCTTTAGTAGAATCAAAATTTAAGTAACTTGGCATTATTTTCTTTTATATTATAAATAGATTTATTTAGATTATCTTTTAGCGGTTGATGGTGTTGTATATGATTGAGTATCTACTGTATGGAAGTCATTATAGATACTTGAATTTTTACCCACTTCTCTCATCCATCCATCAACTAATGCGTCACCACCTTTGAATACATATTCGTTTGTAACTTTAACATTTTTGTCTGTTTGTGTTGATGCTTCTTTTTGTTTTTTAGCTTCTTCTTCTGCAATTTTTGTTGCCTCTTCTTTTGTTATTGCATTTTTTGGTGTTTCAACTTTACCTGTTTGTTTATTGTCAGGTGTAATAATACCTTTTATTTCATTATTAATTAAAGTGGCGGCTTTTGGTAAAACCTCTTTTGTTGTGTCTGCGAATTTTTTAAAATCAACTCCCATTTTATCCGCCAACTCTTTAACCTCTCTTGTTCCTGTTAACGCAATCGATTTAACTAAAAATGATACATCTCGTCTAATATTTTCAATATCTGAAGCTTGTCCCCTTACGATATCATCGGAAGATAATTTTGTAAATTCATCTTTATATTTTAATAATAATTCAGCCTGATTCTTATCTAAATCTTCTAACGCCACCTCATTAGCACCAAAAAGCTCTTTCATTTTTTCAGATTGTAATTCAATGGTCATTTTACCATTTTTCATCTGAGACATATTAGTTAAGAATTCTTTATCGGCATCTTCAATTCTTAAACCAGTTAACATTTCTTTTGCACTTAATCTTTCTTGTGCTGCGATTGCGGTTTTTGTAAGTTCCTTGTAGTCCATACCTAATGATGTGGCCATTTCTCTTACCTTTCTTAAGTTAACACCTGTAACTTCAAATCTTCCTTGTTCTTGATTGTATGTTGCTAAACTACTTGCTGCATTAATAATTGAATCTTGTAATCCTTCAACATTATTTGTTGCCATGTACATTAATTTAAGTGGGTCATTGAAATCTCCAATAGCACCACCTAGTACTTGTAAGTTAGCAGATAACTCTAATGCACTTTCTGGACTAAATACTTTTTCGGCAACTTGTGAAACCGCATCCATACTTAATCTAAATTCAATAGATTTTTGAACCATTCTAGCTAAACCTTCAACTCCTTTTTGGAATCCGTATTCGTTTAACTTACCTATATTTGTTGCTAAATCTTTTGAAACTCTTTGTGAATTTAGTCCTAAAGTTAGTGAGCTTTTTCCCGCCTTTTCAACCGCATCAAATGTTCCCTGTGCACCAATACCCACTTTTTCAAAATCAGGTAACATATCGGTTAATGCACTCATTGAACCCAAATACGCCTCCCCAACTTCAGCCGCCTTTTCAAATGATTGTTGATTGATTAAATTAAATCTACCAGACTTTTCTACTAAACCTTGTGCAACTCCCGCTAATGTTTCAAAAGTTACCCCTAATTGTGCTAATCTTGGTCCAGCGTTTGATATTTCTTCTCTAAAATCTTTTGATAGTTGACCTGTTAAACCGGTTTTAGTATTGATGTCTTCTAATAACTTTCTTTGGTTATTATATTCATCGCTAATTTGTCCTATACCTGCTTTGAATACGTTTTGAGCAATTTGGTCGGCGGGTAATATTTTCCCGTCACTAGTTGCCAAAGACATGGCACTTGTTGTATTAACTGAGTCCTTAATATCTTTATAATATCCACCACCTTCTTGTCCTTTTATAATACTTGTTGCAGCTTCAAAGATTGATTTAGCACCTTTGGTTCCACCTCCACCACCTTCATCCATATCTCTATATCTCTTAAAAGCTTCTGTAGCCTGTGTACCATAATTACTTCCCGCAGGAAACGGATATGTAATTGAGTTTTGTTGTGCCCACTCTTTTTCGAATTCTGCAACTTTGTTTTGTTTTGCAAGTCTGATTAAATCTGCCATACATATAAATAGGTTATTGTGTGTTTTCCAACTCCATTATATAACCAATATAATATCGTCTAATATAGACAGGCATAGTTAAAATGTCTCCGTATGAGAATCCTTTCCTGATTAGGTAGTGAATTTCTGATAATTGATTTTTCTTATATTCCGTAGAAAGGGCGAAAGAAATCAACCCCAAACCCAATTCTAAATTGGATATCTTCTCCTGATGGGGTATTTGCTGTTTGTGTTAGGTCAATTCCTGGCTTATTGTCAGATACGTATTTTCTAAAATCTTGTGAATCTTTAATCGGCATATTCTCAATGAAATTTCTTGTGTTCATTGGGTCATTAACTCCAGCCACGGATTTAATCATACCTTCGAGTTGTTTTGTTATAATTGGAGCAATTCCATTACCATTCCAACTCTTTGCAATTTCTTTTATGTCGTTTTCTTGTTTTTGTGTTAAAAACTTAAATGTTACGTCTACTTTGGATTTATTCATAAAATATGAATATTCTCCGTTAGAATCTGCAACCAATGTAAATGGTTTAAAATCTAAACTACTTAAATCTATTTGAACCTCAAAATCTTCGTTTGTTTTTGGGTCGGTTAATGTAACTTTATATTCTGAACCAAATGCGGTATTTCTTAAAAATATTAAAATAGCCTCCTTATCTTCTTCAACCAAATCTTCGGTTGATAAGTCTTTGTCTAATACTTTTCTTTTTAATAGTTCATTAACTATAGCGTTTGTTTGTATTAAATTTGGGGATGCTAATATATTTTCATCCGCGGCAGTTAGGTAAGCTATTCTTAGTGATTTCTTACCATTTTGATAATGGATACCTCTACTTGGTAACTCCACAACATCATATGCGATTCTTGGGTCAATTCTTAATTCTTCCATGGTACAATTTAATATATAACTATCGTAAAGTAAAGTTTTAAACATAAAAAAACCGATACCCATTTCTGGTATATCGGTTTAATATATGAAAAAGTATAATATTAGAATACAAGTATACATCTATCCATACGTAAAGTACATTGGATAGTTGCGATTTCATCTCTTGAATAGTCTAATTCACCAAAGTTGATGTCTTGAATAAATGTTCCTTGAAGAATCCATTTTTCAACAACAACTCCCGTTGGGTCTAACATTTCAAGTTCGATGTCTTTTTTATAACCGGCAGCATATCCCATACGACCAGTAACTGATTCAGCGTGTAAACGGAACCATTCCATTAACGCTTGTGACGCTGACGGACCAATCGGGTCTTTAAATGTTACCCTCATAGTATCCCAACTAAATTTACCTGCAACATATGTTGAAGTATTTAAAAAAGGAATTTCAGTCGCGTTGATTTTTGCGGATGGTCTAGCCGCTGATGTTACATACCATTCATTGATACCCAAAGAAGATGGGAATCTTACAATAAATCGGTTCTGTCTTTTCGGTTCGTAAGGAACCGGCATTTTCATTAGTAAATCTGCCATGTTGTATTTGTTAAGTTTTTTTGTTATTTTATACTCTTATAAATATGTGTTAATTAGAAATAAATTTATTTTTAAGATCGATCTTGATTTTGTGGATTTTTTTTCGTAGTTTTTTACAAATCCTCCAGTATTCTAGACCCAGTATAAATAATTAATAAATTTCTAGTTTAATAATATAACATATAAATACTAGTATTACTAGTTCCAGATTATACTGGACAAAATAAAATAATATAATTTTAATAATAATTGGTTCCATGTGGAGCATTAAAAAAGGGAAGCTTTTCGGCCTCCCTTTTTATTTTTATATCCTCCTTTTAGATTAGATGTTCTCGAATGAAGCTCCTGTTGGGGTAATTACGAATTCCAAATCAATAAATTCAAGAGAACGAGTAGGTTTAATGTAAATTTTACCTCTTAAAGTGTTAGCATCAATATCTTCAACATCACTTGAAACACTTACTTTAAATTCATAAAGACCTCTTTCTTTCTTAATTGATTCTAAAATTGGGTTTACCAATCTTAAGAACTCTTGTCTTACTTGTTCGTCGTTTTGTTCGAACAACAATCTAACCGCAACAGCTGAAATTAACTTTCTTGCTCTTAATAACAATCTTCTTACGTTGATTCTATCAAGTGCAGATTCTCTAACTTGTAACGTTTTGTTACCCCAAATAATTGTACCTGTATCAGAGAATGTTGCAATTGGATTAATTCTATTTTTATAAAGTTCGTCTCTTTCATCAAGAGTTAACTTCTTTTTAGCTTTAATTGCATTTACTAAACCTCTTGAATAACCCGCGACTGCGAACCAAGGATAAGATACGTTATCAGTTAACGCGATATTCTTTAATACTTCACCTGTTGGTGGAATAAAAAGTTGAGTTGCGTTATCTGTGTCTCTTACTTGAATCCAAGGCCAATATGTTGCAGAATAGTTAGAGTCAATTCCTAAATCGTCGAGATAACCTGTAACAGTTGCCGCATCATCAACATTCGGTGATGATATGATATAAAGTGAATCAGCTCTCTCATTCTCGATAATATCTATCGCTTGACTTGTTAAAGATGAATGGTCGTAGAAGTTAATACCCGCAGTAGCAAATACGTTAATATCAATTGCCTCTGGATTTGAGTAAGTTTGAATACCTTCTAAATAAGCATAATAATCAGAGTTTCCTACGGTTGTATTAAATACACCACCATTATCGGTATTACCTGTAATATAAGTTGTTTTACCATATATAAATTGGTCACCAAGAGTTCTTACCTCCCTGTATATATCCCAACCATCAAATCCACCACAAACCGCTAATGTAAATTTACGGAAGTTTATATTGGTTAATTTATTGTCGGTACCAGATTGACCCTCTAAATCGTAAGGTGTTGTTTGGTATGTTGTTCCTGTTATTGACGATGCGTTTGTTGATAAGTGAAAACCAAATGTACTTGAAGACGCAGCATTTCCTTTATATTTAAACAAGTCACTATCAAATTTAAAACCATTTTGAGATGATAAACCTAAAGAGACTTTCTTTACTTTATCTCCATTAGATAATATTTGAGAACCATCTGATTCGTAGTAAACTACGTCACCACCATCAAAAAATTCTGTTTTGTAAAGAACACTACCTAATTTGTTACTTGAAACAAGTAAGGATGTAAATCCTTTAAATCCAGCAGGGAAAGCATCTGTAGGTGCACTATCTGCCATAAGTAACATAATGAATTTTGAACGTAATTCATATTCACCATCAGAGGTACCAACTTTTCTTGCTACATAACCTGGAAGGTCAGTATTCATTGAGCATCTTGAGAATTTCTCTAATATAATTTGATTTTCGTCAGTATCGTTGAAATCACGAACTATAATATCAAATTCGGCAGTATCCAAATTAATGTTTTGAATTGTAACTTTAACTTCAATATTTGCATCATTTCCATCAGATATTGTTAATATTGAGAATAAATCTGCAACATTACCACCACGAACTTCAGAAACAACTGTGGGTGATGATGGAGTATCCCATGATTGTGCAAAATTATCACTTTCACTGTTTGATGTTACATCTAAACTTAAACCTCTTACGTATCCATGTCTAAATGCTGATAATAATAAGTTAGAATATATTTCATTAACAAATAATGGATAATCTTCTTTTACTTTATCAAAAACTTCGGTACCTAATACTTTATTTATATATTTTGTTGATGAAATATCTAATGAACAATTAAATGTTTTAATTCCTCCCGAAATACCTGTAACATTTATAGCAAATTCGGCCATCGGATTAGTCACAATACCACCAACATCGGTTAATGTTACTGCCGTTGTTCCCGTTACTTGTAATACTAAACTTTGTGAAGCGTTATATTCACCTCTTGATCTTAAAGAAACAACAATTACATCACTATAATCTGTGTTAAGTGATGCGCTGTATTTAAATCTTGTTACATCAAATGAAGATGTACTTGTAGAATAAACAAAAAGATAAGAGTAAACACCATCAATTGTTGATTCGGCTGACCCTGTTTTAGTAAAGAACGCATTATACCAATTTTTATTAGCATTTTCACCGATTGGTGATAAAAGTTTTGTACCTGTTAAACTTGAGGTATTTGAAGTTGGTACATTACCAATAACAAACCAATCGTTATTTGCATACGCCGCACCACTCTTACCTGTTTTACTTGTTATGTATGTTGTTACAGATGAACCATTGGTTGCCGTTTTACCTGAAAGTTCACCATAAATTGTTGAACCTGTAATAGTTGCGGTTGTTGCTGATAATGTTATTCCTGTTGTTGATCCACTTAAAGATCCAAGATTAACCCCACCTAAAGTTTTAATACTATAAGTTTTTCCTGGTTTATATCCTGTTTTACCAAGTATTCTTGTTACGAATAGTTGATTAGACTCTTGTAAGTATGATTTAGCCATATATGCTAATTCATATTTAGGGTTATTTGCACCGTCTTTCTCAGGTGAAGTTGGTCCGAAATACGTTTTGAATTCGTCGAAGTCCCCAACTAAAATAGGTTCGAAAGCAGGACCTTTTAAAGCCTCACCTACTAAACCTAAAGTTGTAACCCCGACACTTTGTGCTACGAATGTTAGATCCTTCTCAGATGTGTACACACCCGGAGAAACGAATACTCTGTTTGAATTTGCCATCGATTGTTGTTTGGTTAATTATTTTTATTAGTTATTCTATAAATATCTTTGTTTTTACCAAAGATTTCCGTACTTTTGTTTAAAAAGATAGTAAATTATCCTTTTCTATCTTAAATTATCTTTCATTATGGAAAACAAACAGAAAAACGTAAAAATTAGTGAAAAACACCACGAGATGTTAAAAAACCATTGTGAAAAGAACGGATTAAAAATTTATAAGGTTTTAGAAAAATATATTGACGAAGTTTGTAAACCAAAAAAGAAGGACATCTATGGTGACGATTAATATAGGTAAGTCACACCAATTCTAGAACCAACAACGGGTGCACCTAACAAAACAATCTCTTGTGTCCCCGAAACATCAAATCCTGAACCCTCCTCTTCTTGTAGACCATTTATATCTAAACTGACAATACTACTAATATTGTTATATGTGTTAAAAGTTAATGTACTACCATTATATTGGAAATACTCCGTGGTTACTTGTATTAATTTACCATAATTGTCAATAATAACATTGTTTCTACCCTTATAATATGAAATAACTATAGTACTACCTTCAAAAGGTGGTTGTACAAATGATATTTTAGA